TTTGATCACTCGCACATCAGTGGTGGTATTAGTAAGATCAATACAGCAGACAATGTGTTTGGTATCTTTACAAGTCGTGCAATGCGTGAGCGTGGCAGATATCAAATACAGCTAATGAAAACACGTAGTAGCAGTGGGGTTGGACAAAAGGTAGACTTGGAGTTTGATATTGAAAGCCTACGTATCAGAGACTTGGGTGAGGATGAAGACTATCAAAACTTTAAGAAGCAGAGTAGTAGTATCTATGAACATCTAAAGAGCGGAGACAAAACTCCTGAAGTAGACGGAGATGCTGAAGTAGGTAAGATTACAGCAAACGTGCAGAGCAGCAAGCTCAAAGATATGCTAGCGAGTTTAAAGCAAAGTGACTAAAGTATTATACATAGGTGATAATACTATTAAAACTTACGATAGAGTAAAAGATCTTGCCGATCTGAATAGTGTGGAAATGCAGGGTCTAATTGAAGACATGTCTGTTGAATTTGAGTCTCCTGGTTATTACTTCACTAGCACTATAGATTGTATACCCAAAACTATTATAGATAATGTTCATAAGTTTGATGAGGTACGACTATTAGATATTAGTTCTGAGGAATGGTCACATAGTAAAATATTTTTAGATAGTTACGTTTTAATTAAGGAACTTGAAAGACAGAGTAATAGAATAGGTATTAGAGTAAAATACTATGAAAACGCTGAAAGTTTAGATTACTGGACAAATCTTTTCAAAACAAATAAAAGTTTTTGTCTCTATCCATGGATACAAATTAACCTAGAACGTGGTGAAGAAACTCAGCTTTATCCCTGTAGCCGTGCAAATAGAGGAAGTATAATTACTGATCTTAAAGATCTTACTGACTGGAAAACAGATAAAAAATTTACAGAGTTTAGAGAACGTATTAAATCTGGCAAAAGATTGGATACAGTATGTCAAACTTGTTATAGATATGAGGATAGAGGATTAACAAGTTATAGAGTCCATGATAGTCTAGACTGGATAGCAGCATTAAACTTAAAATCTATAGAAGATCTAGATTCTATAGAAAACCCCTATTTTTACGACTTACGACTTAGTAATAAGTGTAATCTAATGTGCAGAATGTGCACGCCAATACACAGTCATTTATTATATAACGAATTTAAAGAGCATCCTGAATTAAATGGTCCAGGACAGGGTATAAGAGAGAAATACAGTTATACTAGTACAGATGTTGTAAAAATAGAAACTCTTACAGATAAACATATGGTTTATCTAACCGGCGGCGAACCTACCATTATGAAGGAAGTTTATGAATTTATGCGTAAATGTATAGATCAAGGGAAACTAGACTTTCAATTTAGTATGACAACCAATGCTCAAAATCTTAATAAAACTTTTATAGATTTGGCTGATAAGTTTGAAAGACTGCATTTCAGTGTGAGTATTGATGGCTATGGAAAGGTTAATGATTATATAAGATGGCGTAGTAATTTTGAAAAGCTAATTGAAAATTGTCATATGCTTAGAGAACACGGTCATGTGATTAGTTGGAATCATGTCCCTACAATTTGGGGTATTCACAGAACACATGAATTATTTGAATACTTGGGAGAGCATTTTCCAGATGTTCATCTATATCTACAGTATAATCGTGTTGAATTACATAGCGCCTTTAATAGTCCTCTAGCAGCCCAAGTTATTGAGAGTATGAAACGTTGCCAACAAACAGCCACTTACTGGAATAATGGTAAAGACTGTAAGTCAGGTATAGATAGTTTTCTAGAACATTATCAATCCTATACTATTGATACTAATCACCTAAAAAGGTTTTTTGCATGGAATGATCTAATGGATAGTGCTAGGAATATAAAATTAATAGATTACATACCAGACTTAGATCAATGTAGAGAAATTTTACAGTATGACTGATAATTATTCCCAAAATAAATCTAATTGGTGCAATGAACCCTGGAAAAACATTTATCTTCAACAGGCATTTGGCGAGGCTTACGTTTCTCCATGCTGTGTTAGCACACCTGTTAAGGTAGATTCAGCATATAGTATTAATGAGCAACCAGGTATATTAGAAATACGAAAAGAGTTTGAACAAAACTTAAGACCAAAAGCGTGTGAATGGTGCTGGAGTAATGAAGATAAAGGCATTACAAGTCGTAGACAGAGTACAGGTCAAGGACCTAAACAGGATTTGATAACAAACTTTGAAATACATACAGGAAATTATTGTAATCTTAAATGTGTAATTTGTAAAAGTCATAACAGCAGCAGTTGGTATAAAGATAGCATTGCTATGGGTTTACCAACTGTTAAAAATTACAAAAATAAGTTTACGCATCTATTAGATGTTAGTAGTGCAAGATGGATACATTTTAATGGCGGTGAACCATTGCTTACTGAGGTTCATATAGACGTTCTAAATAGAGTAGAAAATAAATCAGAGTGTAGCGTTTACTATAATACCAACGCTACTCTTAGAGTAGATAATTCTATATTTGATTTATGGAGTGAGTTTAAATTAGTACAACTTATTTTTAGTATAGACGATGTTGGTGAAAGGTTTAACTATCAGCGTACAAATGCCAATTGGGATGAAGTACAATCCAATATGTTTTGGTATAGAGACCATGCACCGGTAAACATGATGTTTGGCATCAATAGAACTATTAGTCAACTAAATCAACCTTACTTAAAAGAGCTCAACGAATGGTTTGCTAATAGTTTCCCTACAAACAGATTGGGAGATCCCAACGACTTTACAGAGCAACTTGCTACTGGACATTGTGCGTTGGGCAGTAAAACCTTTAATTCCTATATAGAAAATTTAAACTCAGTTAGACAAGTAACGGTCTAGTCTATAGCCCTTTGCTTCCCAACAGTCAATAAATAAGTTGGTTATTAGACAGTCCTATTGAAACAGTTCACAATTGGGATTTGCCAAGTAGTTCTCTGACATTATGTTTTAGTGGCTCCAAAAATAAACCACTGCCCTTTACCAATATTGAACTTATTTTCTTCGGTTGGTGTGATTAACGGTGCAAATGTTTTTATGATAGAGTCTTTTGAAAATCCACCCTTGATTGCAACATCTGATAAATCCATATCATGCATCGTGCCCCAAAAAGGCTCGTTATTATTATGAGTATCCCAGTCTTTCATCAGTTGGTCAAACGGATCTGGTATTAAATCAAATGTTGGTTGTTCTACATGAATCATCATTCCACCGGGTTTTAGTAGTCTGTGATTTTCTTGTACGATATTATAAACAGCTCTTGTTGAAGTTTCATGTAAGAACATAGTCGATACAATAAGATCAAAACTCTCATCTTCGTATCGAGTGTACTCTGCGTTTTGTTGTGAGAAAGTAATATCTACACCTAAACTGTTTGCTCTACGATGAGCGTATCTTAAAACAGGTGCACCAATGTCGATGCCAATAACCTCTGATTTTTTCCAATATTCCTTGAACGGTAATGTATTGTGCCCAACAGTGCATCCTAAGTCAAGAATTCTTTTTGGTTTAAAGTCTTTATAATTCTTTACAATCCAATCAATAATAGCATATGCTGCGCCTGCATTGTATATTCCTAACATACCATTTGTAGAATTATACAATCCACCCAAGTCATACATGGCACCACCTGAAACATCATTCTCAACAAACTCAGTAACATAACCACCAGGCTGCCAGTGCATGTCAAGTTCAGATTGATATCTTGGTATTGGAAGATCAGAGTCTAACTCAAGTTTTCCGATATCATTCTTTCTTGGTTTCGATATTTCAATCAAATCATCTAAATGTTTCTCTACCATTATTCTACGTTCAGCATAGGTGTTTGACTGCGCAAAAACTCTCATCATACTCCATGCTTGAAAGTATGGTTCTTTTAACATCATCTCGCGAACTTCGTGTCTGTTTTTTGGTTTTCTTTTCTTTTGTTTTAAAAACTTGGGTAGTGCTTTCTTCTCATAGATCTCACGATGACCCGTCCATACTTTCTGAGAAAGATGATTGAAGAACGCAATAATGTAATCCAACCTAGCTGACTCGTCATGGTCTGTAGGAGTTAGATTCTCATGACAACCGAAATTTCTCCAATATACTTGACTCATACTAATACTTATACTGATAATTCAGATCCTTAAGAAAATCTAAAAAATAAACATTTTTACTAGATTTTGGATGTGTTATAATATAGTTTAGATACGCTAAATATAATATTAGAGAGCCTGTTATGAAGAAAAGAACTAAAAGTATACTTCACGAACTTAATAGTATGGTCATTGAACGTGATCGTGAACACGTATTTGAAAATCGTGCAGAGAATATTATTACCAGTGCAAGTAATTTTATAGATGAACTTAGGGTCCATTTTACAGAAGAACAGGCGAGTGAACTAGAGCGCCGTTTAATTAATAGTATCCGTGCTCAAGATCCTGCTAAGTTTAGGCGTGGTATTAGAAGTATTAGAAGGTTACAGTAACATGAATATTAATGACATCATTATTGAAGCAAGTTCTGTAGAAAAGGCAAAGAAGGAGCAACAAAAGTTATATAAACAAAAGTTAAAACAGGTTCCTGCCATGTCTAAACAACTTTTAGCTCAAGTTTCCAATGTTCTAGTTAAAAACCTAAATCAGAATCCAAACCTAAATCCTGGCGATGAAGTAGCACGCTTGATAAATGGCTTCATGAAGTTTAAAAAATATAAGGCTCCAGCATACGCAGGTGATGTTAATAACGATAAAGAGTTAGCCAAATACATAAGCGATCAGATCACAGCAAAATACCAGGAAGAAGTATTAGGCGTTGTTGATATTAATAATGATGGCAAGGATGATATTAGCGGAAAAGAAATAAAGACTATACCGGCCAACGTGACCAAATATTTAGATACGCTGAATAACGAAGCTAAAAAACAATTAGTAGCAGTCCTCAAGCAAGGAGCAGTGTTATGAAAATAGATCATATCGCCAAAAAGCCATTACAAGAACAAGATGGCGTTGCAGGTAAAGTTGCTGGAATGGCTTCTGGTGCTGATAAACAAGCGGCACAAAAAACAGCACAAGGTGCTAAAATGGCTACTTCGGCTATGGGTGCAAAAAGCGGTTCAGGTGCACAGATGGCAAAGGGTTTAGATAAACTTGCATCAGGCGGTGCATTACAAGGTAACCTTGCTAAACAAATTGCTCCATTTGCAAAACAGTTAACAACTATTCTCGGTGATCAAGCAATGCGTCAAAAGTTTATGATGCTGGTTAAACAAGCACAAAAAGGTGCTGATATGGCTGTAGGTGCAGTAGCAAACGCTACAGGAGCATCTAAAGACGATGTTAACGCGGCGGCACAACAACAAGATCTTAAAGCCAAAATAGCCAAGCCCTATCTTGACACTACAACAGGATTATATTATACAAAAGATGAGACTGGCAAGCCAACTAAGACTCTTTATACAACACCTGAAATGAAACAACTGGTTAAAAAGTTGGGTAATGATCAGGAAATGAAAGCCATGATTATCCAATACTTGGAAGGTGGTGCAGCGTAATGCGTATACAGCAAATCGTAGAAGCCAAAGAAGGTAAGAACCTACACATGACCCATGTTGAGGATCTTATCCTTGACAATGGTTATGATGGTGCTGTTCGCGCTATACAGTTTGTTGATGGCGTTCGTGACATGCTGGCACAGGGTGGTGGCAAGCAAAAAGTAACAGTAAAATGGGACGGTGCTCCAGCAGTATTTGCTGGTGAAGATCCCGAGGACGGTAAGTTCTTTGTTGGTACTAAGAGTGTTTTTGCTAAAGCCAGTAAAAAAGTAAAAAGCAAAGATGACTTGAACGAGTTCTATGCTGACACTCCGTTATATAACATTCTAGGATATGCCTATAGATACTTGAGTAAATTAAATATCAAGGATAAAGTCTTACAAGGAGACTTGTTATTCTCTCCAGAACGTCCTCCTGAATTGGATGCTATTGATGGTGAAGACTATATAGTATTCAAACCAAATACTATTACATATGCTGTTCAAGCAGAGAGTGATTTAGGCAAAAAAATTAAAAGTAGCAAAATAGGTATTGTATTCCACACAACATATTCTGGTGACAGTATTGAAAATATGCAGGCAAGTTTTGGTGCAGATGTTAATAACCTTGCAACTAGTTCTGATGTATGGGTAGAGGATGCTTACTATAAAGACTACACCGGTAGTGCTACACTAACTGATAATGAAAATAAGGCAATAAAACAGGATATTGCTAATATGAAAACAGCACTCAAGTCTATTAATAAAGCAGACTTTGACAAGTTTAGGACTGATCAGGATCTGGGTCCACTGTTTAATATTTTCATGAACAGTCGTGTTCGTGCCGGAAGTCATGTAGGTAACCCTAAGGCATTTCTCAGAGACTTCCTAAAGTTTTATAAACAACGCATGGATGCAGAAGTAGCCAAACTAAAAGGTGGCGCTGAAAGTAAAGCATATCAAGCTCGTATGGAAAAATTAAAACAAACTAACCGGTTTGTAAAAGATAATATGGGTACTTTACTAGGTGTATTTTCTCTTTACAGTTCTGTTAACGATGCAAAACTCAAACTAGTGGGTAAACTAAATAATATTGAAAGTATAGGAACATTCCTAAAAACTCCTGATGGTTACAAAGTAACTAATCCTGAAGGTTATGTTGCTATAGGTCATGAAGGCGGCGCTGTTAAATTTAATGACAGACTTGAATTTAACCGTGCTAACTTTATGGTACCAAAAGACTGGGGCAAGTAATGGCATTCGAATTTATGAGAGAAGAGCTAACTGAAGCAAGATATATTCGTAGGCCAAGTGATACTACAGGACGTAATGAGTTTGACATTGCTGAAAGTTTTTTTGAACACCTATTAGTTTTACAGCAGCTTCGTTATGAAAATCCTAGTTATGCACAAAAATATGCAAAAGACACACTGAAGTATATGAATTTCTCACAGGTGCGTACTAGTGCCACAGACTTACATAATCTTGCGTCTATTTTAAACAACCCTACAAAATATACTGATAAGATTTCAAATGCTGGGTCTGTACAGTTTGATGAACTACAATTTAAGCGTTATCTACGTGATATTGCTTCTGGTAAGCAACGTAATAACATTGATAGAACTTTTCTACTACGTATGCAGAAGAACTTGGGTATTAGAAACAGTTTTCTTAAAAATGCTCGTCGTATTATGGGTGACTACGGTGCAACTAACCCAGGCGAGCGCAAAGGTGTTACCAATAGAATGATAACCAGTTTTAGACAGGATAATCAGTTTAGAAGTGATATTTTTAAACCATATGCAAATACAGCAAAACGCAAGGGTATGATTGAACCAGAACAGCCTGGTAAAAAGGGACCAATACCTGGATGGGTTAAAACCGCAGCTCTTATGGTTGGCGCCTATCAGCTAGGCAAGAAGTTCTAGCACTTTTTTTATTCTAACTGATAAATAATTATAAGCACGTATTAGATATTCCGTGCATATGGAGAAAATAAATGGCAGAAGTAACCCGTGTAAACGGCTCCGCATTTGGCGTCGTACACAATGACCGCAGCGCAACAGGCAGCGGTGCTATTTCAGCAGACGAAACAGTTATCCTAAATGGCCCACAGATGGACTTTTTCAAGATCATCGTTAAGGACGTATCAGGTAACGTTGAAGACCTACGTAATGAACTAGACGCAGGCGAAGGTGTAGAAGCAATTTTTGAGAAAATCACCAACGGTGGTGCAAACATTGAGATGTATCAAGTTGAGGGTGACACATCTGGTCAGATCTCAGTTGCTATCTATCCAGCAGGTGCTTATACAGCATCATCACTACAGACAGCAGTTCGCACCCTAAGTGCTGCTGGTTCCAATAACCTCGACTGCTCAAGCAGCGATGTAACAGATCCTGGCTTCGAGCTAGTATAATAACAGAGAAGGAAACAGTTAAATGGCTGATCTAAATGTAGGCGTTCGTAACGCACAAACATACAGTGGTGACCGTCAGGTAGCCCTAACAAGTCTCTCAAAGAGCAACATGACACAGGACGAGCTCGATGCAGCTATCCAGTTCATCCAGAAGACAGCAACAGTTATCGGTGTTGGCGACGACACAACAGGTGGCTTTAACGCTGGTGTTTCAGACGTTGTTTATATCCTTTCAGAAGGTCCTGCTCCAGAAGCAGGTTCAGACTTCGGTGAAGGCACAACAGGCGTAACAGCAGCAGTTGTTGCATATTTTGAAAACCTAACCTAAGTTTTTAAAAACAACCTATTAAAGGGCGGTGTTTTTACATCGCCCTTTTTTATTCTCTATAATTAATATTATGAAGCATTGTTCGAGCGTGTGGCAGGATCATCCTGGCATACATAGAGTGGATATCAATAAACTAAGTCCAATGAGTTGGCATGCGGACAACCGATGGTATTGGCGTGACCTGCCTCGTATAATGGATGATGGCTTGTGGTATCCCTTATTATACTACAAGTGCTCACTGGACTGGTGGAACACAAGTTTCTTTAAACGCAAAGGCGCACATGAAATGTGGCCTCATATAAATCCTCCAATAGTTAACGAAGATGATATGATCTGGGGAGTGTACATGGGCACAAACAGATTGCAATGTCTTAAGTTTATGTCGTATAATAGCGTTGATTCTATAGAGTGTAAAGGCCAAGCACAACTAATAGAACTTGGTATTTGGCTTAGAGACGAGGATCCTCTACATGCTTGAAAGTTATAAAGAAATATGGTATGTTCTCACACTGGTTGATATTACAGAAACTGGTGTTCTTAGAGGAAATGATAAAATCAGAAATCAACAAAGGAATTTTGAGACTCTACAACAATGCATTGGTATGATAACTCAACCTTGGAGTCTAGCATCACCAACCAAACGAACGTTTAAAGCCGTGTATAGACAATTCAAAGACATTGGAGTCACTTTTGGTGAAAAGCATGATGTAACTCAAGAGTTAATTGCTGATCTTAATTTATGGACTTGGCGATTTGGTATAGAACGTGAAGGTATATTTGGCAGCAACGGGGATATATTAAAAAATATATTGCAAGATATACCTGTAATCAATTATTTAGAAGAAAATTGTGTCCTAGATCCTCCAGTGTTTAGTTTTAGGGATCTAGATCGTAATATACTATTAATACATGAAAACTTCAAATAGATAAATACTTTATAAGATGCTTCGATTATTATAGGCACACAAATATAGGCACAAATTAGGCATACACTAGGCACTCCATTCAAGCATCGCCCGAGAGTTGGTGAGAACGAGATCAATGGCTGACATTGAAAAAGAAAGTTTAGAAGCACACGTAGAGTTGTGTTCTGAAAGGTATAAAGCACTGCACGACAAACTTGATGCGGTGAATGATCGTCTTGACAAGCAGGATAAGACGCTCACTCACATCTCCAACACTATTACCAAGATGGACCAAAGTCGCAACCGTCAAATTATGAGTTGGTCAACAGGCATAATTGGCGGCCTAGTCGCAGCGGTTGGTGTGCTTGTTTTCTATCTATTACGTACTCCAACTGTATAAAAAACGCTAAATACTATATGCGTTTTTTAGAATTTAACACAGATATTAATGAAGCAACAGTAGCATGGGCAAAGCGTGGCAAGAAAGTTGTACGTAAGTACAGATGCACGAGTGGATTTAGAAAAGGTAGAGTGGTGGCAACTCCTGGACAGTGTTTTGCTGCGCCAGATATTAAAAAACGTATTAAACTAAAGATGACAAAAGCAAGACTGGGTTCTCGTATGGCACGTAAAGCCAAACGCACTAAAAAAGTAAATCCAGCAAGTAAACGAGTAGCGGCACTCAATAGGAGCAGCAGATGAGATTCAGCGAGTTTAATGAAGGCTGGAAAGACATGTGGTCAGGCAGTCCGGAGGAAAAGAAACGGGATCAGCGTGATAAAGATGCTTATCTAGCAATGCGTTTAGATAAAGAGACAACTAAATTTGAAAAGCAAGGATTAAGCCCTGAAGATGCTCGTAAATATGCTTATCGTAAAGTATATGGTGCACCTAAGAACGAAGAAACAGAACTTAAAATTACCAAAGTTCAGGGTAATAAAGTAACTGCTGGTGACGGTGTTGAAATTGACCTTGATCAAGTTGACCTTGATGTAGATCCAGCCAGTAAAAAGTTATCAATAAAGCCAAAAGGTACAGGTCCAAAAACTCAAGATCCCAAAACTATGATTAAACCAGGTGGAACCATTTCTTTAGGATAATTAAATGCGCTTTATAGAGTTCAGATCTGGCATACAGACTATTATTTTTAATGAGGAACAAGAGCTTATTGAAATGTTTAATAAATGCTCTATAATAAACAAAAAGGATCTTACTGAGAGACAACAACAGGTTATGAGCGATTTAGTTAGTAAATCAATAATTATTAGGAAGAATCAAGATGGACAAATTACTTTTAAAAAGGCAAATACTTTCTAAAACTTTTAACAGCATCGTTGATCAAATAGTATCTAGTAATACTATCATTATATCAGAAAATAAAAATAATATCACAGTAAATGGTACTACAATAAAAAACCGTTACTCGTTATGGTATATCCAAGACACAAAGTTCAATTTCAAAAAATCAGCTATTGCATATGCTATTTGTCTCAATAATAAACAAAAACAGTTAGGAGAAACTATAAAGATCTATGATGGCAGTTGCGGTAAATTGCAAGAAGATATAATTTACTATAATACCACTATTAAAAATAGTAAAAGTAACTTTAAACGTATTTCAGTACTTAATAGATTGAGTTATACACTTCCTAGACTTGAAAACGCAAGATATAACTTGGATCAATCACTAAGACAGGTTAGGATTGATTAATACCCGCTATTACTATTTTATTAAGTTAGTATAAATACCATATAACAAGGATAGAAAAATGAAACTAGACGATCTCTCAATAGTTCCTAATAGCAAAACATTGAATCATATGATTAATAAGGTTTACGGTTACAGTGTTAACCTTGAGAACCTAGATCTTGGCAAGGCAAAATCACTAAAAGAAAGTTTTGACGCAAAGCTCAAGACTTATGTAAACAAGAATGGCGCTCGTGCTACCGTCAGTGACGCTACATACCTACAGCTTAAACTAGTAGCTGAAGCACTTAATAAGCACATCAGTGAAGCAATGTCTGGTATGAGTGACGAAGCTCATGAGCTAGTACTGTTTGGTGAGAACGATGCTGACTTATATCGTCAGCGTACTGTTCCAATTATGAAGAACCTTACTAAGAAATGGGACAGGGGTGTTTACGATCATGACCTTGCTGTTAAACTCTGGACATACTGGGCAGCAGACGCAGCACAGCGTTATTCAGCAGAACATGGTTCACCAGACGTGAAGTGGAGCAACATGTTCCCAACTAGTGTTCGCAATGAAGTAGCAGAGTACATGGCTGACTACTGGGAAGAAGAACTAGAAGCTGGCAACAAAATGGAATCAGCAGAGCTAGATGGTGAAATTGTTGCTGAATCAGTAATTGTTGAAAGCGAGCTAGAGCAAGCAGAAGCAATTATGGCAGCTAAGAACGTAGTAGATCGTATCCAGGGCATGATAGAAGACTTAGGCGAGATTCTAAACGAAGACCTTCCACCACTAACAGACACAATCCGTGATCAGATGGACAGCACACAGGCACAAACATATTATGACAGCGTAAGTAGTGCTATTATGAGTGCTCTTGAAGCAATGCGCGGTTCACGTGAAGCAGCAGACAGCGCAGCTCGTAGTATTGCCGGCGAAGAAGGTGCAGCGACAATTGGTGCTGAGGAACCAGAAATGGAACCAACAACTGATATGGATTTAGAAGAGCCAACAGATGATTTAGACACATTTGGCGCAGCAGATTCAGCACAGGGTGGTGACGTAGAAGTAGGTAGAGAAAAGAGAGCCTAACTAATGCGTTTTAGTGAATTTAAATCTACTCTAGAGTCAATTGATCATGATCTTATTGCAACTGCTATGCTTGCTAAAGAAAAAGCAGCAAAGCAAGATAAGAGTAGTATTCCTATGCAGGCGTTTCTAAATATGTTAAAAAATTCAGAAACGCCTTATAGCTATGATTCACTAGTAAGTGCATATGAAACTAATCCTAATCTAAAGAATATTATACAACAATTTAATAAAGATGAAATAGTATTTTCTAATACTAAAACAGATAATCAATCAACTAGTATTGTACCAGTTGGAGATGTACCACCAGAAAAGAAAGTTAATCAGATGGCCAAAGCAGCACTAGCAAAACGTGAATCAGTTGAAGAAGTTGGACTTGATGAAGCCAATCCAGCAAAGATGTCTGATGAAGTGCTTAAAAGTAGACTAGATCAGTTGCAGAAGTCATTGGACACTCGTGGCGATAGTCCTGCTATTCAGCACGAGATCAAACGTCTTAATAAAGAAATTAAAAAAAGAGAATCAGTTGATGAAGGTGTTATGGAAGATAACGAGTATGGATTCCAAAGCTGGGCAGATGAGGAAGAAGGTTACGAGCAACAAGAAGAAAATCCAGTTGCCAGCGCAATCTTATACAGAATTGTAAGACAACATCCCAATGTATTCATGAAATATGGTCCAGAAGAAGTTATGATCGCAGCAGGTGACGTGGCTGAAATGGTAGGCGGTGTAGATGAAATTGGCAGCAGCGATATTAGTATCTGGACACGGCAAACAATTGACATGCTTGATGGCATGGATGAATCAGTAACACAACGCAATAATCCAATAAGTCGACTAAAAAGACTTGCAGGATTAGGTGAAGAACTCGTTGGTGAAAAAGCACCTCCTGGTTTTGATGAAAAACTAGAAAAAAAGCTATTAGCTCAATACAAAGATAATCCAGGTCGTGCTTATGCCACAATGTGGTCTATTCACAATAAAAAGAAATAATTAATATTGCAGCGGCAACACGCCGTCGGATATAACGGACGCTTCGACAATTAAGTCGTTTATGGAAATCCCTAACGCCCACCGTATATAGTCATTGACTATTAGCTTCAAAACAAGTACAATAAAATAATGTTTCAATCCGCAGATAAGCATGGATTTTATTCTGTTGGCAACTTGAAAACCTACAGTAAAGTTGAAGCAATAGAATGGCAGTCCAGAACAGGCCACTTTCCAGAATGGAACTTCAATAAAGAAGTATTCAATAGTCTCAATTGGCTAGTAGAGCCACCTGTAGATCTATGGACATTGTACAAGCAACGTGCTCAGCAGATTAGAGATAGTTATGATTACTGTGTACTATTTTACAGTGGTGGTAGTGACAGCGATAACATGTTACAAGCCTGGCAGGATCAAGGCTGTGCTATAGATGAAGTAGCAAGTTTTTGGAACTATGAAGCAACCAAAGATGCTAATAGTTTTATGTGTGAGGAAGTAAACAAGGTAGTCCTTCCTCGTATGAAAACACTAGACTGTAAACACAGACTACTGGATATAAGTCAACTTACTATAGACTTTCTAGCGAAGAACAAGTTTAATTATCCATACTACAGTAATCATAGTCTAAGCCCTAATAATATTGTTAAAGGCATGTTTAGAGAAACTGTAAAGGATTGGCAGGATATAATCACTCAAGGAAAGAGCTTGTGTTTTGTTTGGGGATTTGAAAAGCCTCAACTTGGATATGATGAAACAGGTACTTTTGTACAGTTTGTAGATACTATGGACAACTGTGTAGGGCCATATAGTCAACTTAACTACGCTAACGGTTGGTATGATGAGCTGTTTTATTGGACACCTGACATGCCTGAAATAGTTTCCAAGCAAGCACACACTGTACAGAGATTTGTTGAAACTTGCGATATGTCTGAATTTTACAAACCTAGTAGCAGTCCTTACGGTTATAACAAGACACTCAAACAATGGTTAACACACGATGCTGTAAAGCAAATAATTTATCCACGTTGGGATATTAATACTTTTACAAACGGAAAGTCACCTACCGGAGCAGCGAATTACTTAGTGTACAGTCCTAGAGACAGTTGGTTATGGAATGCTAATATAAAAGAACGTGAAACTATGCAGACTATAATTGCTCAAACTACGAGCAAGCTAGGACAATATTGGAGTACGGATGGCTCGGGCAACGGACTCTATAAAGGACATATACAAAAGCATTACATAAGGAACTACAATGTTTAATGAAAAATATCTAAGAAGTTTAGCAAAAGTTGTAACTATGCGAATTATTTTCACATGTGTACATATTATCAATACATTTATTGTAACAGGAAGTCTACTAATGGGACTTAAGGTTGCAGGACTTGCTTTCTTTATCAACCCAGTACTCTATTGGTTACATGAACGAGGTTGGAACTGGTGGCAGTGGGGCCGATTCAATGATGATGTTCGCAAGTTTAGAGAAGGCAACTGGCGTAGTCTTGGCAAGGACATTACATGGCGTGTGGTTATCACAGGCAGTAACTTCTTCCTACCCTTCTTTGTAACAGGAAGTTTGAAGTATGGACTAACAATTATGAGTATGGCCACACTAGTGAATATGACTATCTATTTCTTCCACGAGCGTATTTGGAATCTATTTGGTTGGGGTAGAGAACTTAAAAATACATAAATACTTATGGAGTTAGATTAATGGCATACCTACCTACAGCAGCACAAGCTCGTGAAAGAGCACAAAATAATAACACAATAGCACAACAAATTGCTATTATGGAAGTTGCTGTTCTTGATGCGATAGCAAGCAATGCATTTGCAGCTACTATTAGTAATACCTCTACTGTAACAATCCAAGGTACTACTATTACTGGTAGCCCAATGACTGATAACGATGCAGACGGTCTAAACTACTACAAAGCCTGGCAGGGTACAATCACTGACACTGTTAAAACAGAACAGATGAATGAAGTGGTTGCTCACTTTCAAGGTAGAGGCTATACGATCACACGTAAGAGTTCAAGCGGAACATATTTTTATTGGTATCTAACCTGGTAACTGCTATAATATAGTATGATTACAGAACGATATGACTATGGCAGTCTGAAGCGCAAAAGCGTTGACGGGCGTCGTATGTACTCTACGCCTGACGGACTGGCAGTGCCTAGTGTTACAACCATTTTGGATAAAACAAAACCTGAGCAAGCTAAGAAAGCTCTACGTGAATGGAAAAAGCGTGTAGGCGAAGCTAAAGCTG